CTGATGATCCCTTAGATGTTGCAAGACTTAACACAGGTCGTAAGAACTGGTCATTGAATGATTATCTAAATCAACACTGTGCCAGAAATAAAATGGACTACAAAATTTGTAGAAACAAAATGCAACAATACGGAATAAATGTTGCTGAGATGGTAGTCCTACTATTAAAACAAACTTCAATGTGGGCTAGGATCAGTAATGATTTTAAAACAGGTGGGTTTGTAATACCTGCAGGAGGTATTGAGCATGCTGATAAAATTGGATCACAATTGATGCAGCTTAAAAAATACTTTTATGGTATGGAGTCAACTAAGAACAAAAGATTTAAACGTTCGATGGTTGTGTCATATATTGTAGCAGACAAACATCCTAAATTTGATCACAAGAGATTTAAAACAGCTTGTAAAAGTAAATCTTCTTGGTTTTTAACAGGTACTTCAACAGCAGATTATGTTTCAATTATTGAAAGAATTTATAATGCAGGGTTGACCACTAAAAATAAAATTAATTTAGTTGAATTTTACAAAAGTAAAGAGTATCAAGAAAAATAGGAGACAGGACAATGGACATAGAAAGATGGAAGTCATGTGCAGTAGATATCGAATCATACACAATTATTAGAGCCATGGGGAAACAAGGTTTTAGAAGACCTGGCTCTATGATTGCAAAATTAGTCGATGATGAAATTCGTAAGATTGCTAAGAAGGAAGGTAAATCTTATGAAAACATGAAACAAAATTTACTATCAGAAGGCAAGAAGCTGCTCAATGGTAAATAGTGATTAGGTTGAGCGCTGCAGACGGTTAACCCTCAATCTAAAAACGAAAAAGGCCCGGGAGACTGGGCCTTTTTTTTACTTGCAATACAAATTATAATCAAATAATAACAAAGAAGTATTCCTAAGCCTAAATGAAATAAGTGGGGCTTTCAAAACACTTTATTTTCACCGAACAACGAATCATAAAATTAACTTTAATAAAAGGATATTTTGTGGGCAAAGCTGTTAAAAAGAGCAGTGAAGAAACATTGAATCAAGCATTGGACAAGCTAGTGATGGTGTGTCCAAATAAAAAAACTTATGATGAGTTAACAAGTTTGATGTTTCAGTTGTATTGTGGAAATGACTTTGGTTTAGGAAATTTCAGTCTTTCTTTTCTTGATAAAATCGAGAATAGATGGCGATCAGGACGTAAAGCTGCAGCGAAAGCTAAAGGCATTAGCCTGGTTGTTAAAAATGTGTAACCACGGTGTATTATCCCAATCCATATCTTTTCCCGCATCGTGGTTATGCAAATGGAATACAAGACATCAAGGAAATTAACTCAAGAAACAATTGAATATGCTGCGGAAATGGATCCGATGGAGCGTAATAATTTTTTAGATTTAATTTCAGATCAGTATCATATAGCAAAGCACAAAAAATACCCTAAACGAGAGGTTAAAAAATTTAGTGATTTGCTCACCAAACTTGTTAAAAAATTTGGGAATTAAGTTGGCTATGGAGCTTATTAAGGAAAAACCTTTAAGCGAACAACGATTATTCCAGGCTATCATTGTCCAGGCGTTGGAGGATGTGATGAATATTTCGAGTTTTAAAAAGGAAGCTTATTGGAAGGAAGATGCCTACAAATGGTTTTACAGTAATTCTATAGACTTTCAGGATGTTTGTTGGGCAGCTGATATGGACCCAGAATTAATTCGTGGAGAGTTTTTTAAATTAGTTAAAATAAAAAAAATTAGATTTTCTAAGATGCAGACTCATTGGTTAAACTATAGAGAGTTATATAGATTGTATCGAGAGGCAGGTTCTAAGGAAGAGAGAAGAGAAATTAAAAAAAGAATTGATCGAGAGAATTTAAAAAGATTAGAGTAGTCATGGTGGGTGAATTTTTGGGTATCCTGGGATTAGCAAGAGAGCAAGATAGATAACCCCAGGAGTAGCTAATAAGAACCTAAGAAAGTTCATGTGTAAATAATAGCATATTCAGAGAAAATGGACAAGGAATAACGGCCACCGGAAACCGAACCAGTTGATGTTCCCGATGACCGGAGATGTTTATAAATCATTTTTACTATATAGATATTCTAGAGTAATTAAAATAGAAAAGTGCTCAGAGGGTAATAGTGGTGTATCTGGTGTATCCGAAGAAGAATAATGTATATATATCAATACTTTAAGTACGTTTTTATGGTGTATCTATGGTGTATCCATGGTGTATCTGGGATACGTCACTCTTGCGGAGCAGCTGTCAGTTGGTTAAAGGTGTATAGTCAAAGGTCTGAAATATCTATATAATTAAATTATGAACAAAAAACAAATTTACGTGGTAGACATGATAGATCGATTTGGTAAAGATAGAGTTGTGAGAGCTTTAACTAAAAGAAGATTTACAAATAGAAAAAAAGTTGAACAACGTAAAACAGGCCAAAAGCATATGGGTTTCAAAAAAGGTGGTTTAAATAAATAATGCCTGGTGGTTTAAAAAAGAAAGAACTCAGAACTGATTTAGATCTCACTCCAAAACAAAAAATGTTTGTTGAGATCCTCGTAAAAGATTGGGGATCTATTACACAACACGAAGCTTTAAAAAGAGCTGGTTACGATTGCAAAGATGAGAATAGTGCAAAATCAACTGCATCACAATTGTTATCAAGAAAAAACAGTCCTCATGTTGCAAAATATTTTGATAAAAGATTTCATCAAGAATTAAAAAAATACGAAGGTGACAACCTTAGAAGATTTAAAAGATTAGATAGAATTTCAGATAAAGCAGAAAAAGATAAACAGTATGCTGCTGCAATTAATGCTGAATATAGATCTGGTCAATTAGCTGGTGCTTACGTTGATAGAAAAGAAGTCAGAGTAAGTGGTTTGGAGGGTATGTCACGTGAAGAACTTGAAAGTAAACTTAAGGAGTTATCCGAAAAGATCGATGGGTACAACTCCAAAACAGTTGAAGCTGAAGTCACAGACGTTATTGAAAAAAGCTAGTTGGTCTGAGTTTATAAAATTGTTTAATCAAAAACATAACGCACTGCTTACGTCAGTTGGTGTGGTAGAGGTAAAGGTTGATGAGAAAAAAAATAGCAATTCCTAAAAAAACTAAAAGCGAAATAGAAAAATATCCTATGGTATCGGTAGAGTGGTTTGATATCGTCTCGGACAGTTCGTGGACTAGTTTTGATTCATTAAAAAAATCTAATTTGGCCACCTGCATCACCAAAGGTCATCTGTTAAGTCAATCAAAAGGTGTTACTAGAATCTTTGGAGATTACTCATTTTCAGACAATGGAAAAGATATTGAAAGTATTGGCAACACAACTATAATTCCTAACTCAGTCATTAAAGAAATAAAAAAGTTAAGTTAAAATATGTCAGGAAAAAATCCAGAAAGCAGGCTTTGGCAAAAGGTAAAGCTAGGACTTAACCAATGTTTCTTAACTCGCATAGAATCTAGCTCAATCAATGGTATTCCTGATGTACATGGTGTTCATAAACAAGGAGTATTTTGGATAGAACTTAAATCTGATAAATCAAATTATCCTAAACTAAATCGATGGCAAATTGTTTGGATTAACCGATATATAAAAGCTGGAGGAACTGTATTTATACTTCATGAAAACTTGGGTAAGACCCTCTCTGAAAGACGTCTTAAACTGTACAGACCGGTGTCCGTGTTCACTGATCCTCGTTCCCTCGTCTCGTTTGCCTCGTTCTCGTTCCCGTTACAATGGCCAACGGTCCAGCAGCGCATCCTTCAGGAGCTGGTGCAGCCCGATCCAGCACAGCAGGTGGCGTAAGCTCGTTCTCGTTTCCTGGCCACGTTACATTTACCTCTTAGTTAGCGTGGCCTGGTGACGGGACCAGCAGCAGGATCTCGTTCTCGTTCCAAAAAACAAACCTCGTCCTCGTTCTCGGACACTGGCTGACCCCCCGCAGCGTGATCCAGGAGCTGGTGCAGACTGGCGTCAGGAGAAACTTTTGCTTGACCTATATCCCATGATGTCGTATCGTTAGTTAAACAAAGGAGAAAGAATGGCAATAGATTTTGACGCTTTGGATCTCGTTCGAGGTGAGAACAAATCTCGTTCATACAACAAGAGAGTAGATGAGCTCCAGC